CCAAGTCCTGTGACATATGTGTCCATATCGGAGGGGAGCTTATTGACAGAAATGCTTCCAAGTCCTCCATTTTTGAGGGTCTTAGTTTGATTTCATCTGTTTCCAAACAGAAACCATCCGTAAAAATCTTAGATTTTATCATTATGAACTTCTTGGGTTAATTCTAGTTCCAATATTATTGTATGTGACACCTAGAGTTTAAAACTATTTGATTGTCTTTTGCAATGCTTTTTTTTGATTTAATTTTATTGTCTCTTTTGTTAGTATCTACATAACCCCTATGGGGATTGAGATATTTGCTCCTGCAAAGCTTTTAATGGGAAAGCTTAAAGCTCTCTTTTGTCCCTCAGTCCCCAACAAAAGAGAGTTCCCATTCCTTCCTTACTTCACTTTACTTCACTCTAAAGCGATATGAGAGTTTTTTAGTTTAGTAATGGTCTACTACTAATAGACAAAAAAAAGCCCCTAGAACTAATCTGAGGGGCTTTAAAGAGGAATTTAAGTATTTGTCTATTGTTTTAATTTTATTCCAATGCTTTTTTGTTTTTGCTGAATCCCGAACATAATTAGGTCTCTGAGCAGTTGGGATCTGTTCACCTTCGATGACGGAGAAATCGTTTTGTACAACGATTCGACTTCATTAGTGTAAGCTTCTACTTCACTCCATTGTTCTACACTAAAGTTAAGTAAGATACTTTTTTTATCACTCATAATATTTCTTCCTCCTCTTCTAAGATTCCAAGCTTCAAACAGATCTTGTCATAGGTTTCTTGTCCAGATGAACTTAAGCGGTCATAGTCCCATCCTAAATCCTCAATGAGTTCTAACACCTCTCTTAGCTCTTTAGAACTTACAGTTAATTTACTGTTACCATTTTGTAAAAATCTTTCGTACATCTTGCCATGCATTACACCACCTCCTGTTGCAAAAGATTGTCAGTATTTCTTACTGTCTCAATGAAACCACCAAACTGGTCAGCCATTGCATCAGCAATGCCTTGAAAAGTTTTTGAGCGTTCATGGCCCCTAGTTTTTGAGGGAGACATGTACCAAATTCTTTCCTGCTCTTTCTTAGGTAGCTTAACCATCTCATCATGCACATTGTTGGTTGGCCTAAGTCTTGGTAGATTATGTAGCCATAACCCTGTCTTTTTCTTCTCTGGATGCCCAAATTCCCACGGCTGGATGTACTGAGTAGGCTTAAAAGGCAGTATCCCCACTGGATTTTCCATGCAAACATAATTAGCTACTTCTTTTGCTTTATTGAAAAGATCAGTAGTCCATTTAATTGCTTCTAATCTCTCAATATATTTGGGTTTACCCTTTGCATAAGTGGCATTTCCTGATACAGCAAGTGCTGTGCAAGGAGGATGCATAATGATGAGATCTACTTTTTTACTATTTGTTATAG